TATTGTGTTTAATGCAATGAGCTATACAATCAATATGTTGCATCATAATACTAGGACTGACCAATGACCACAGCAATTGAACAACTAATTAAAATGCACGATCCGCGCTGCGTCAGTATTGAATCGCTGAACATTGGCCGAGGTCGTGCAGTTCTGACCAAAGACCAGATATTAGGGACTTTCGCTACCTGCCAGCACCAACATCCTGTTGGATTCGATATCTTGATGACCAAATACCGTAATGACTGTAAAGCAGAACAGCGTGTGCGGGCTGCTATTGGCGTATGGCTGCATAAGCGACCGCATCCAGTGCGTGCTATTGCTGCCTGTCAGTTGGCGTTCAACATGGTATTGGATAGAAACCTCCCGGCGCAGGTAGAGAAAATTGCAACTTTATTACGACGTTACGGCTCCCGTACAGGGATGACCAGAAAGGTCGTTGATGGGATACAGCAGCAAATCAAATTACTGGAAAGAGATAAAGCCCAGGCACTTGATGATGACACTATCGCATTACTGGCAGACGAAATAAAAACCCTTCAGTCTAAAATCAAAACAGAACGCGGCGCACTACGGGCATGGGCAAATCAACAGGCAACCACAACGCAAGTCTGTCCACGTTGCCACGGTGCCGGTAAAACTCTGCGACCTCATCCCGAAATATGCAACGAGTGTGGGGGTAGTGGCCGTATACCGCCAACAATGGAACATCTGCGCAAATCCATGGGCATCATAGGGGCTGAGATACCGGCCGGAGAGTGGGCTGCGCAATATGCACCGCTGGTGAAGGAATGCATGCGCTGGCTATATGTAGAAGAGTCGAATGCCGGTGATGTTTTAATTGAGAGAATTCAGTTAGAAAAAGACTTTTGACCAATGATTGACCCTGAATCATATATGCGCTAAATTTCCGAAAGATGCCGGAGTATGCTTAAAAGCTGCTCCGGTTTTTTATTGGTCAGTTCCGGTCAGTCCTGATTATCCCAAAGCCTGCATGGTTCGCCTTGCGGGCTTTTTTTATTCCCCAAATCCGGGGAGGTGGAGCATGAAAATGGAGAGGCTCACAACCGGTATCTCTTATACCGCGTCCGGTGGCGGCGCTTTATTTTGGTTTAAACAATTATTGAATGGATTTGCCCCGGAACAATGGGCGGCTATTGGCGTGCTGGGCAGTCTGATGTTTGCCTTCCTGACATTCCTAACCAATTTGTATTTCAAAGTCCGAGAAGATAAACGCAAAGCGGAAAAGGGGGAGTAATGGCGATATCCCCCGTGTTACGCAATAAACTATTGGGCGTAGCTGCGGGCGGTGCTATGGCTATCACTCTGGCTCTGCTCGGTGGTCATGATGGACTGGAAGGGCGTGAGTATATGCCTTACCGTGATGTAGTTGGCGTGCTGACGGTCTGCGATGGTCACACTGGCAAAGATATTATCCCCGGCAAACGCTACAGCGATACAGAATGCGACACTTTGCTGCGACAAGACCTGATACCCGTATTTGCCGCTATCGATCGCAGCGTCAAAGTACCACTAACTGATTTCCGCAAAGCCGCCCTGGCATCATTCGGTTATAACGTCGGTATTACTGCAATGTCGAATTCAACTATGGTGAAGAAACTCAATCGTGGAGATACCTCCGGGGCGTGCGAAGAATTACGCCGATGGGTTAAGGCCGGTGGCAAGGTTTGGAAGGGGTTAGTTAATCGCCGTGAAGTCGAGCGCGAATTATGCCTAACTCCATAAATCCCTTATAAATTAGCTAATAACACCCATTTACATGCTGTTTTGGTAGCGCTACGTGAAATCTGAATCACGGGTGTATGCCATTACCCCTGCTTTTTTCATAGTAAACGGCATTAAGCCCGGATCCTGATATGTCCACAAAACTACTTATCGCGATTGCCAGCGTTCTGCTGGTGGTGATCCTGTGCCTTGGCGGTACCGCTTTCTATTTCCACAAATCTGCTGTTGAGAAGGCCGGGCAATTATCACAACTGCAAAGTGATCTGGATGAATCAAAAGCCACCCAGGCATTACAGGCTTTTCAGTTCCAGCGTTCCAATGAGATAGCTGCGGCTGCCGGTAGCTATAACGTTGGCATTACAGCTAAAAGCGAGGAGCGCCAAAGTGAAACACGCAAAGACCTCAAGACTGAGGAATGCGCTAATCAGTACATCCCTAATTCTACTGCTCAGCGGATGTACGACTATACGGACGGTTTACGTACCAGGGCAATGCGCGATCCCGACCAACCTGACGGAACCCTTACTGGTACCACTTCCCCCCGCAGAATGACTTACCGCCAAGCAGTGCTGTGGATTGACCCGTTGCTGACTCTGTTAGACAGGGCCAACAATGACCGTGCGTCAATTCGCAGCCTGCCGTCACAGCAACCAACCAAACAGGAATTACCATGAGCGATAAAGATATTGAGAAAGAAATTCAGCGTAAAGGCTTAACTGCACCACGGATTACCCCGGAGCATATCGAGCGCGTTCAGGTTGCGGGCCAATATCATCGTTTTCCAGGCACCACTGTAATCATTTGCTGTATCACATTAGAGAATGGTTACACCGTTACCGGTGAGAGTGCCTGTGCAAGTCCCGAGAACTTTGATGAAGAGATAGGTCGTAGAATCGCTATGGATAACGCGGTACATAAAATATGGGGGCTGGAAGGATATTTACTGCGCCAGAAATTGCATGAGCAGTCACCGAGGGCTTTATCCCGTGGGCAAACATCGGGTAAGGCTGTTTAAGTCATTACAGAGTCACTTCCCAATAGGTGGCTCGATAATGGCCCACAACAGACCAATAGAACACTATGGCAAAGCATGATTGGAAAACGTTGCAAACGGCCTTTCTGGCAGACAACGCAGAAACAGGGATTACTGCTCAGCAATGGTGTGAACAGCATGGACTTAATTACCAATCTGCACGCCGCTACATCAAACCTCGCGCTGCGAAATCTGCGCAAAAGATCCCCCGCACAACTGCGCACAATGCGCAATCTGATACTACTGCGCAACAGTGCGCAAACAGTGATGACGCGGAAGAGGAAGAACAGAAATTATCATCGGGCGTAGATGATGACCGCGTTCCCGAGTCAGAGCCAAGCGAGAAACCGAACTCCGGCAGATCTGGCAACGGGCAATTCACCAAAGGTAATCGTCATTCAGAAGGCAATGCAGGTAATCCCAATCCGGTTGGTGCTTTTGCTCCCGGCAACCAGGTTGCGAGAAAGCATGGTGCTTATGCGCGATATCTGAATGCAGATGATTTGTTTGAGGCGGCGGCAGATTCAGATCTTCATGACGAACTGATATTTACCCGAGCGCGGGCATTATCGGTGACAAAAACCATGCGGAAAATCCATGAGGATTTAGCGGCAGCAGAATCCGTTGAAGCGCGAATAGAACTGTATGACAAGCTGCTAAAGGCAGAGTCGGCTTTGGATAGAAACATTGGGCGTATTGAATCCATTGAGAACAGTTTGAGCAAATTAAGGCTGGATGCCATCAACGGACCTCGTTTAACGGCTGATATGTATCGTATCAAAGCGGCCACTTCTAAGCTGAAGGCAGAAACCCAAAAATTAACCTCAGAAGGCAAGGGCGTGACAACCCCGCTTAGCGAAGCCGTGAAGGAAGTTAGGGACTCAGGACAGGATGGTTTGCTGTGAAACAAGACCAAGGCTTGACGATGCAGAGATTGCCGCAATGAGTGAGGCAGAACAGATAGCCTATATCAAAGCACACTTATCTGATGTTTGGTGGCGGTTGAATAACCTGTACAAGATAGTCAATGAAGATGGCGAGCTAGTGACCTTCCGAATGCGCCCAGCACAGCGGGAGTTGTTCAAGAATATGCACTATCGAAACATCATCCTAAAAGCCCGCCAACTGGGTTTTTCAACGGGTATAGATATCTACCTTCTGGATCAGGCGTTGTTTAATGCCAATCTGTCATGCGGGATTATCGCTCAAGATTTACCAGCGGCAGGGGAAATATTCAGCACGAAAATATCAATTCCATTCGATAACTTGCCTGTTTGGTTACGTGCAACGTTTCAAATCAATACTCGACGTGAAGGTGCCAATGGTGGGCATATAGAATTTGCTCATGGTTCCAAGATCCGCGTATCAACATCATTTCGCTCAGGGACGGTTCAAAGGCTACATATTTCAGAGCATGGAAAGATTTGCGCCAAGTATCCGGCCAAAGCTAAAGAGGTCCGAACCGGTACGCTAAACGCCATTAAAGACGGCTGCATTGTCTTTATTGAAAGCACTGCTGAAGGTGTTGGCGGCGATTTCCATAGTATGAGCACGCGAGCGATGGAGTTAGGGCAATCTGATGTTGAGCTGACTTCCCAAGATTATAAGTTTCATTTCTTTGCCTGGTGGCAGGATCCTAAATATCAATCACCGGTACCAACAGGCGGTCTGCGTCTCAGTAAATACCATCAGGAATATTTTTCTGCGGTAGAAGAGTCGATGGATGTAACGCTTTCAGAAGAGCAAAAGCAATGGTACATCCGCAAAGAGATTGAGCAGCAGGACGAAATGAAGCAGGAGTTTCCCAGCACACCGAGCGAAGCATTCCTGACCTCTGGCCGCCGTGTATTCCCTGCCATTAGCGTGATGAAGGCTGAGAGTAAGTGTAAGCCACCATTACTGGTGTACGACATGGAGCCAGTAACCGGCAAACGAACCAAAGTTCAGGCGTTGCGTGCTGGTAATGCAGAGGAACTTCAACGCACGTTACTTAATCACTTGTTGGTATGGGAACTGCCGGATCCGGATGAGGATTATGCTATCGGTGGTGATGTGGCTGAGGGTTTGGAAAATGGCGACCGATCATCATTTGATGTGGTGAAAAAGTCTACCGGGGAACAGGTCGCCCACTGGTTCGGCTATCTGGATGCTGAATTGTTCGCTCAACTTCTAGCCCATGTTGGCAAATGGTACAACACGGCATTTATCGGTCCAGAACGAAACAACCACGGCCACGCTGTATTGCAGAAACTGCGGGAAGTTTACCCACACCGTTCTATCTACTCAGAGCAATACCTCGACCGTGATCATGATGATGAAACACCAAAGCTTGGCTGGCTAACGACAGCACAAAGCAAACCGGTGATCGTCGAGGGCTTTAAAACACTGCTACGTGAAAAAACCTCGGGTATTCGCTGGATCGGCACTATCAACGAATTGAACACCTACGTTTATGACACGCGGGGCCGTATGAATGCGCAAACCGGTTGCTTCGATGACCAGGTAATGAGCTATGCCATTGCTCAGGAAATGCGTGCCCGTATGCCAGCCCGCCCGAAAGTTACCCTTATTGACCGCTCTAAACCTAAACACTGGATGGCTATCTGATGACTATTTCCACCCAAAGCGCTGAAGCCACAGGCTCTCAGCCAGAAAACCATGACCGTTTTACTCTGCAACGTCTATTAGAAATCTCGTCAGATATCGATCACCAACCGGACTGGCGCACTAATGCCAATACTGCTTGCGCCTATTACGATGGTGATCAGTTAGCGCCGGAGGTGGTAGCCAAGCTGCGGGAGCGCGGGCAGCCGCTGACTATGCACAATCTGATAGCGCCAACCATTGATGGCGTGTTGGGCATGGAAGCCAAGACGCGCACCGATTTAATGGTGATAGCTGACGACCCCAACGAAGAAATGGAACAGTTGGCCGAAGCGGTTAACGCCGAGTTTTCCGATGCTTGTCGGTTAAGCGGTCTGAACAAAGCCCGTAGCGATGCCTATGCCGAACAAATCAAAGCGGGTTTGTCATGGGTGGAAGTGCGCCGCAATAGCGATCCCTTTGGCAATAAATTCAAAGTCTCGACCGTTCACCGCAACGAAGTGTTCTTTGACTGGTTCAGCCGCGAGGCGGATCTCAGTGATTGTCGTTGGTTGATGCGCAAGCGTTGGTTGGATGTGGATGAAGTCAAAAGTAATTTTCCGGGCAAAGCAGAGGTGATAGACCATTCTCTCAATGATTGGAAAGGCTTTGTCGATACGGATCTGGCAGCCGGTCAGGAATCTGAACTGATCGGCGCTTATGACGAATATCAATCATGGAGCCGGGAAAGTACCGAATGGATCAGCAGTAACCGCAAACGGGTGATGTTGCAGGTGATCTACTACCGCACTTATCAGCGCTTGCCGGTAATGCAGCTTAGTAACGGGAGGGTGGTGCTGTTTGATAAGAATAACGTCATGCACGCGGTCGCCGTCGCTAGCGGTCGGGTACAAATCACCATGGCAAGGGTAAACCGTATTCGGGAAGCCTGGTTTGTCGGGCCGCATTTTATTACCGATCGCCCCTGTACCGCACCGCAAGGCATGTTTCCGCTGATCCCGTTTTGGGGATATCGCAAGGATAAGACCGGCGCACCTTATGGATTGGCCTGTCGTGCTATTCCAGCACAAGATGAAGTGAATTTCCGCCGCATCAAACTAACCTGGCTATTGCAAGCCAAGCGAGTTATCAAAGATGCTGACGCCACCAATATGACTGATAAACAGTTGGCGGAAGAAATTGAACGCCCGGATGGGGTGATTAATCTCAACCCTAATCGCGCCAATAAAACCACAGCCGCCGATGCGTTAAATATCCAGCAAGACTTCCAAGTTGCACAGCAGCAGTTTCAGGTGATGCAAGAATCCATGAAGTTGATTCAAGATGGTCTGGGTGTTTACTCTGCGTTCCTTGGACAAGACTCGAATGCATCCAGTGGGGTGGCAATCAGCAACTTGGTAGAGCAGGGCGCGACCACGTTGGCAGAGATTAACGATAACTATCAGTTTGCTTGCCAGCAGGTCGGACAATTATTACTGAGTTACTTATTAGAAAATTTGAGCCAGCGCCGTAATTATCCGGTAGTGATTAACCGGGAAGATCCGCAGCGGCGCAAACAGGTCGAGCTGAATGTGACAGGTGAATCGGGTGGGATGAATAACGACGTGTCGCGATTGCGCGCGCATATAGCTTTGGCTCCAATTCAGCAGACGCCAGCGTATAAATCCCAACTGGCACAGCGATTGTCTGAGGTAATAGTGGGCCTGCCGCCGCAGATTCAGGTCAGCGTGCTGGATATGTGGGTGGAATTATTAGATCTGCCAAACAAGCAGCAGTTTATCGAACGTATTCGTGGTGCTCTGGGTACGCCGAAAGCCCCGGAAGATATGACACCAGAAGAACAGCAGGCCGCGCAGCAAGAGCAACAGTTACAGCAGCAACAGCAAGAATTGGCAATGCGTGAGCTGGTGGCCAAGGTAGACCGATTGGAAGCTGAAGCCAAACGTATTAACGCTCAAGCTGAGAGGGAATCCACATTGGCAAATGGCCAGCGCTTCAATGATGCTTTTACCCAGGCGAAAACCGGGCAGGTATTGCAGGAGATGGAGAATGTCACTCAAGAAATAGGCGCATTGCACCATGAGATGATGCAAACTATTCAAGGTCAAATAGACCAATTACCACTGTAGCTATTGCGTGGCTGGTTAATACGCGCTAAATTCCCGAAAGATGCATTACTTAGCATCAAATTAAGCCTCGCCTAATCGCGGGGCTTTTTGCTTTCTGGCATTCAAGTATTGACCTGCCGAGTTACCTGCCCACCTTGTGTGGGTTTTTTTATATCTATCCCGCCGTTGATGCAGCTGAGCGCTCTTACCCAAGAGTGCTTATTCGCATGGGCAGCGATACGCCTTTCTCATTCGGATCTATCCGGTAAATAGTCATGCAGGAGTCATAACGTGGACATTGAATTAACAGGTAACGAAACGCCAGAACAGTTGGAAGCAATGATCGATGGCTTTGGCGATGTGGATATTTCTGATGTAACACAGACGGCGGCAGTGACTACTACTCCCGCTGTTGTTACTGACGATACCAATGCAACAGTAGTAAATACGGGCGATAAGAAAGACGAGCTGACGCCGGGCGCGACTGCCGCAGCACAGGCCACGGAAGCTATAGCGACAACACAAGCGACAACAACTGAAGGCACTGAGAAGCCAAAAGGTATTCTCAGTAAAGATGGTCAGCACGTTATCCCATATGATGTGCTGGTGGCAGAGCGGGCAGAAAAACAGCGTTTGGCCGGTAGCAATCAGCAGGCGGCAACTGAGTTAGTTGAGGCTAAACGCCGACTGGAAGTGCTGACCCGGCAGATCAACTCTGCGGGAATGCAGCCGGTGCCATTACCGGAGAAAGCGCAGATTACCCCGCAGCAAATTGATTCTATCCGCGAAAACTTTCCTGAAGTAGCGGCAGTGCTGGACACCGTGGCACAGAAAATTGATTACCTGCAAGGGGAACCTGCGTCAGCCGTAACAGAGCGCGATGTCAATCCGGTTGCAGATGCCATGAATGCGGTGCCTGATTTGAAGTCATGGCAGGATCAAGATCCTGACCGTTTCACTCTGGCGGTACACATTGATAGCACGCTGCAAAATGATCCTGCATGGAAAGACAAACCTTTAACTGAGCGCTTTGCAGAAGTGGCGAAACGCACCAAGGCCGCCTACGGTGAATCGGTCGAGCTGGTTCAACAAGAGCAGGTTACTGCTCCCACTGCGGCCACGCAGACCACCGCAGATGTGCAACGGGTTGCTGCCGAGAAACTGGCGGCTGCAACTGTGGCGACTCAAGTACCGGCTTCACCATCAGATCTCGGGGTAACAACGTCTCATACAGGTTCACCATTAGAACAAGCCGCTAATGCATCGCCGGATCAGCTACAAGCCATGTTTGCTGGCATGACCGATGCACAAATCGAGGCGTTGTTAGAGCAAGCGATCTGATAAACCCACACACTTAATTCTCGACCCGCTACGGCGGGTTTTCTCGTTTATGGAGTCCCTATGACTACAATCACTTCTGCCCAGGCGAATAAGCTGATGCAGGTCGCGCTGTTTACGGCTGCCAACCGTAACCGCTCTTTTGTTAACGTTTTAACTGAACAGCAGGAAGCGCCAAAGGCTGTCAGCCCGGATAAAAAAGGCACCACGCAAACCAGCTACACCGCGCCGGTAGTGCGTATCACCGATCTGCAAAAACAGAAGGGTGACGAAGTGGATATGCAGATCGTCCACAAGTTGTCTAAGCGCCCGACGATGGGCGATGAAAATCTGGCAGGTCGCGGCGAGAATCTGGCTTTTGCCAATTTCTCCCTGAAAATTAATCAGGGGCGGCACCTGGTGGATGCTGGCGGTAAAATGTCCGAGCAGCGCTTTAAGCACAACCTCAACAAAACCGCCCGCACCTTGCTGGGTACTTACTTCAATGATCTGCAAGACCAGAGCGCCACCGTGCATCTGGCGGGGGCGCGTGGGGATTTCATCGCCGATGACACCATTCTGCCGCTGTCCAACCATGGTGAGTTCGGCAAAATCATGATCAATGATGTAACGCCGCCGACTTATGATCGCCATTTCTTTGCCGGTGATGCCACTTCACTGGAAACGCTGGACGCAGCGGATCTGTTCTCCCTCGGCACCGTGGACAATATGGCGCTGTTTCTGGATGAAATGGCTCATCCGCTGCAACCGGTGCGGATGTCCAAAGATGAGTTAGCCAACGAAGACCCGTATTTTGTTTTGTATGTCACCCCGCGCCAATGGAATGACTGGTACACCTCGACCACAGGCAAAGATTGGCAATCCATGATGACCCGCGCCATGCAACGATCCAAAGGTTTCGACCATCCGTTGTTCAAAGGCGAATGCGCTATGTGGCGTAACGTTTTGGTACGCAAATATGGCGGTATGCCGATCCGCTTTAATCAGGGTTCCAACGTGTTGGTATCCAATAACGATGCGGCGGCCACTACCCGAATTGTTACCGCAAGCACCACCATCGATCGCGCCATGTTGTTGGGCGGCCAGGCACTGGCGAACGCCTACGGTACCGGCGATGGCGGCGGTTTCTTCGGTTATAACGAGGAAAAAGTCGATCACGGTAACAGCACCGAGGTTTCCGTGCGCTGGATTAACGGTTTGAAGAAGATCCGCTTCCAGCAGAAAGACGGTCGCATCAACGATCACGGCGTCATGGTCGTGGATTCCGCCGTCACGCTGAGTAAGTAATTCACTCATTCCCCCCAACAGGCAGGCTTCGGCCTGCTTTCTTTTTGTCTGGAGAAAATCTAATGAGCAGCATTAAAGCGCCGTCTATGGGCAACACGGTATATCAGGGGCCGCAGGGTAATCTCTCGCTGGCGGAAGGCCAGATCATCTTAAATAAAGCCGATGACGGTACGGTGATTGAGTTGTTGGAGTTGCCTCTTGGCATTTGTATTTATGGCTTGTCAGTGGTCAGCGAAGCGCTGGGAGCAGGCGTTACCCTTGCTGTGAAAAGCGGCGCTACTGAACTGCTGGCGGCCAACGCCCACGATATCGCCGTAGCTAATTACACGCCGATTGTTCCTTACAGCACGGTTGCCGCAGGGGAAAAAATCACCGCCATTATTGCCGGTGGTAAAGCCAGCGGGCGGCTGGTGGTCAACATCCACTATGTAGCCAAGGGCTACTGATTTTCCTGAATCCCCATTCCCGCTTCGGCGGGTTTTTTATTTTTGGAGCAAACTATGCCAACTAAAATCGCCGTGGTTTATATCGGCCCGAAAGAAAAAAAACGTGACACCATTACCGGTAGCCGCCTGGTATTTCCCCGCTTGAAGTCAGTAGAGGTTGAAAACGCTATCGCGCATCAGTTACTGGATTTCCCAACGGTATTCGTTCGCCATGATGAGCTAGAGAAGCTGCTGGAGGCCAAACAGCAGAGCGTATTGGATCGCGCTTACCAGTTAGCACTTGAAGAGGACGGCCTTCGCCAACAGACGGCGCTGAATAGCTTTGTGGTCAAGGTTGGTAGCGATGAGGTGGATTTAGCCAAGATGACCTCGGTTCAACTGGCGACGCTGGTGGAATCGGAAGATCTAGGCATCAAACAGGGCGCGCAGGAAAAAGTGGATGACTTCCGTCTGCGCGTGCGCGAGTCCATCAATGCCAAGGTTGAGGCTGAATAATTATGGCTACCCTTGACGCTTTTCTGCCCCTTATCCGTAAACATATCAATGGGCCGTTGGATATCATGATGAAGCAGGCAGCTCTAGAGGCGGCTATTACCTTCTGCCGTGAATCTCTGTTTTGCCGAGAGTCAGTGACCTTTAGCAATGTGCAACCCAATGATCTCTATGTGCTGAACGACAGTGAGCGGGTGAAATGCGTCAAGCGGTTACGTGTAATAGATTTAAGTGACCAGGCCGCTACAGTTGGTTCTCCGCTGACAGCAGGTATTGATTTCACCGTCAAATCAGCTAACCAGCTAGCGTTCCATCGTACCTTCACCAACGTACAGGTGGATTTTGCCATCGAGCCGCAACGTAGTGTCAGCGAGATCCCCGATGTGCTGGTCGATGATTATGCCGATGTAATCGCTAATGGTTCGCTGGCGGATTTATTTCTGATGCCCGGCAAGCCGTGGACCGATCCGCAGCGTTCGCAATATTTCGGTACTCGTTTTGTCGATGGCTACCGGCGGGCGTTTCGCGAGGCGCTGGATAACTCCCCAATCACTGCCTTTAGCAATCCCACTCGCAAACATGAGTTCTACTGATGATCACCATTGCCGAGATTATTGGGCGGGTTAATACCCAGCTCAAGGACACCGCCTGGCTACGCTGGCCACTGGCGGAGCTGTGCGATTACTACAACGACGCAATACGGGCGGTGATTCTGGCTCGGCCTGATGCGGGTGCCACAACGGAGATATTGACCAGCGTTATCGGTACTCGCCAGCAACTGCCTGATGGTGCCATTCGGTTGATTGAAATGGTCAGATTGCAGGACGGGCGTGCATTGCGCCCGGTACCGCGCGATGTGCTGGATAGCCAATATCCAGACTGGCACCAAATGGTCGGGCCGGTGGAGCGTTACACCTATAACGAATTGACGCCGAAAACTTACTACCTGTTTCCCGGTGCGGAGCAGGTGCTGTTAATTGAGGCGGTTGTCGCTCGCATCCCGCCGACTGTCATGATTTCCACTCTGAAAGATCGCACGCCCGTTCCCATCGATGAGCTTTACGTTAACCCTCTGGTGGATTGGATCTTATTTCGTGCCTTTAGCAAAGACGGTGACGCGGGCGCTAATCTCAATCTGGCGATGCAGCATTACCAGGCATTTGGCGAACAACTGGGTGTGAAACAAAATGCGGAAAACTTTGCCCAGCAGCTTAAGCAATCACAATATCAGGGAGGTGGTCTGTGAGTATTCTTGTTTCCGGCGTTTTAATGGATCCGGCTGGTCGCCCGATCTCCGAGGCACAAATCACCCTGACGGCCATCGCTAATAGCCTGAGCGTACTCAATGGATTTTCTGCCACGGTGGAAACCGATAGCGCAGGGCACTATGGCATCACGCTGGCCGTCGGCAGTTATTCCATTGGTATTGCCGCCGAAGGGCGCAACCATATCTATGGTGCGATAACTCTGGATGACACCACCGGCCCCAGTACTCTGAACCAATTGCTCAAGCAGCAGATTATGGAGTCAGAAGTTACACCGGACGTGATTTTGTATTTCCGTCAGATTCAGCAGCAGGTGGCGAATGATCTGTCCACAGTAAAGGTATTGGAAGGAAGGGCAACGGACGCCGCCGGTAGTGCATCTGCGTCACGGGATGCTGCCCAGCAGTACGCCACGGGCTTGGCCGAGGCGGTTGCCAGTGCTAAAGCTTATCGGGATCAAGCTGAAAGGGATGCCGTAACTGCAACGCTGGGTGCCGCCAGCGCCACGCTAAGTAAAGATGCTGCCACCGTCAGCCAACAGGCCAGTGCACAATCTGAAAACAATGCGCGCCAGTATCGTGATGAGGCAAAGCAAGCAGCCACAACCGCTGCAGAAGATGCCTCTACCCGAGCTGCTCAGCAGGCAGTGGATAAAGTTGCAGGGCAAGTTAAGGCTGATGCAGATCGCGCTGTTCAGGGAGCTTCGACGGCGCAGGAAGTAAAAAGGTCTGTAGATCTAACTGCGCAAAGAGTTACCCAACAACACGGCGAAGCGGTTCAGGCTGCCAGCAATGCCAAAGCCAGTGAAACCCACGCGGCTAACAGCGCCGGTACCGCCACTAATGCAGCAGGAACGGCGGTAGTCGCAAAAGACGAGGCAGCAGGCAGCGCCCAAAACGCGGCCAACAGTGCCGGTGGTAGTCAGGTCAGTGCCACGCAGGCGGCCGGTTCAGCCGGTGCGGCTGCGGGTTCGGCGGTGACGGCCAAACAAGAAGCGGATCGGGCTACTGCGGCATCAGAGGGAAAACTGGATAAAACCGGCGGCGAGCTAAGTGGAGGATTAAAAATATCGGGTTTATTTGCTGCTGCGACTCCCGGCGCTAATGGTTATCCAACTCAATTGGCATTGGTTGGCAGTGGCGGTATTTCTAACCAATCTGGGGGTAATAATGGCGTAGGTTTTCACGATGACGGTAATACTTACTTCTGGAATAGAAAAGGTAACGTCACTGACTATAATGTTATTATGGCTCCTACTGAAACTACTTTTAAGAAGCCTATTGTAGGTAATAGTTCCATTACTTCTGGTGCTCAAATTATAGTAGCTCCTCAGACTGCTGAGAATTACTCTGCTATTTGGCTTCGTAAGCCAGGCAACTCAGACAACGCTTGTCAGTTAACTTATGACAAAGGTGACAAGTTCTTTATTAGTACACCTACAAGTTTCCACCGTTTCTCAACTGACTGTATCGCATTAGTTGACACTAGAACAGTGACAGGTAGTGATGGTGGACTTATTAAGGGGAGTGTTCAAGTATCAACTTCCTATAGTACTTGGAGAGAGCGTGCTGCAGGAATAATGATAGACACACCTTTTGATAATGCCACTTCAGTACAAAACGTTTTTAAAGTTACTCGTTGGGGTGCTGAACATATTGCTGGTATGCAAGTACATGCTTCTCCTACCACTTCTGCTATTACTATGAACTTTCGTAATAATGCTCAGCATGTATTCGCAGAAAATGGAAGTATTAGCACTACTAGTCCAACCATTATAGGGGAAAGAGTGCTTTCCTATAATGGCGATATTTATGGTACTGCATGGGGGGTAGGAGGTAATCCTGGGTGGCTGACAGCCAAGCTGGCTCAAACCCGAAATACCTCAAACACCACTGTTGATGCTAACGGCTTTATCAAAGCCGCATCCCCCGTTATCCGCTTGTTCAATAATTCCCGTTTTGACGATGTTGCCTATTACAGCGTACCAGAAGGGTTTACTCCAGCCGGGTCGGGTGCCGTCAATAGTGAGGCAAAAGGCGTCATGGCTGAACGAATCAGCGAGGGAGTTTATCAGGTTACCGGCGCACAAGGTTTTGCCATCGATGGCTGGCAGATTGAGTTGCCGACAGACGATAATCGCCAGCCGCTGATCTGGGCAGAACGGGAAGTGGAT